TTAATAATACAACATTTATATTTACTAATATTGTATATAATACATATATTGTATTATTAATTTTTACTAATGCTTATTATATATTGTAATTTAGATAATCATAGGGTGTAGTTTTCTTTCTACACCCTATGTATCTTTATTATTAGTATGAGTTTGCTAAGTCTATACAGCCTTTGAAATAATTACCAAGTTCAAGTCTTGTTGCAATACTGTCATCTAATCCCTTAAACTGTGAAGCATCAAACTGAATTATTCTATTGTTTGTAACACCACCAGTACCATTATTCATAGCACTCGCTATCTCACGTGCAAAATCTTTTATAAAGTTACTATTACTTAATGGAACTACTGCCTCTGGTCCTGCCTCACCAATATTAGCTATTGTGCTACTACTTACAATTCCACCTGTTGCTAATTTTGGTATATGAATATCTATATCGTCAATTCCAATTTTTGATTGTAACCAATTAGGTACATCTATCTTTATACCAATACTTGCTACATTAGTGTTCCACCAATTTTTAAATTGTGTCCAAATATAACTGAAGCTTTCTTTTATTGATGACCACCAGCCTCTTATTTTACTTGCAATGTCTATGCCTAACTTACCAAGTTCAGTTAATAATTTACCACCAGGTGTTGTAACAAAACTTGTTATACATAAACCTAATAATAATTGACCTAAACTTGTTATTGATGTTACAAAGTTTTCACCAAGAAGTTTAACTCTTTCTTGTATCCATAACTGTATTCTATCCCAGAGTATTAAACCTAATGCTTGTAGCTTCATTCCTGCCCATTCAGCTATTAAATCAACTATTCCACTTTCTTCTATTATAGTCATTATGGCATCATTAATTTTTTCTAATGTACCATCTGTTCTTAACTGATATATTACATTTGTTATAGCATCAAACACAGGCTTCATTGCTTGACCAATTTTTTCACTGTTTTCACTTAACATAGTAGCTAAGTTGTGAATTGTATCTACTACTCTTTGTATGTTCTCTTCAGTTAATATATTTTCACTTAAAAAAGTAAATATGCTTTCTATAATAGAAGGTAGGTCTTCAATTATCTGATTTACAAAGTCTGTTATTCCTATTACAAAGTTCTGTATGTTTTCTTCTGTAAATATATTTTCTTTTAAGAAGTTAAACATACTACCAATAATTGTTCCTAAATCAACTGCAAATGCTTGACCATTATCAGCAAAGTCTTGTAATAGTGTACTAAAGAAGTCTCTAACAACCTGCTTAGTATCTTCATCATTAGTTAAGCTTACAATCATATTGCCAACTGCTACAAATGCTTGTTTGAAGAAACTAAATAATGCATCAGCCGCTTTCTCTCCGCCACCATCATTATTTATATCTTTAAACAAATCTTCTATTAAGTATGTTAATTTTCTAGCTACATCACTTATTAAGTCTGAATTAATTAATTCACTTGCAATCTGAAAAATATCTTTTAGTACTTCATATATTGCATCTGCAGCTTGTTTTTCATCAAATGAGTCTATTATACTTCTCAACATTAATGTTAAGCTATTACCAAAATTAGTACCGCTAAATTCTTTAAAGAATGTCTTAATAGCAAGTGACACTGCATTTAATGATTTACCTACAGTTTGACCCATGTCTAACCAAAGTTTTTTATTAGAATTAAACCCATTTAAAAACTGTGCTAAACCTTTACTGTACTTTTCAATCTTACCATAGACTTCATCCCAGTTAATTGATGTTAGTAAATAATCAAGAGCTTGTGCAGCTATGCGACCAGCTTCAAAGAACTGTTCTTTTTCTATAGCCTCTTTAATTTTTTCTAAGTACTCATCAAATTTAGTACGATTCTTATCTAAATCACCTAACAAACCTAATAATTCATTTGATAAGCCACCAGCAGATGCACCTGCTCCAGCACCACCAGTACCTGCTCCAGAGTCTTTATTTATTTGTATTACATCATCAAATGAAAGTACTTGTTTACTACTCTTTGCAGCTTTCTTTCCTGCCTCTTCGTAGCTATCACCCAAACCGCTAACTGCACTAGATGCTGAATTTATACTAGATGTATCAACAGCAGCCTTTACACCAAAAAATCTTGACACAGCACTTACAACAGTGTTTGCCAAGTTAATTAAATTTGTTAATATAGGAGCTACAATTGCATATATTCTTAATGCTAACTGACCTACTGTATTCATAAAGTTTGTCCAAGTATTTTTAAGTACCTGTACTTTTCCCTGGTCAGTTTGTAACCACTCGTCGTATTTACCAGCAAATATTGGCCATCTACTTAATATCCACTGTGCTCTTTCTTCTACTGAACCAAGCTCTCTAAACTGCTCCACCATTTCTTCTGTTATATCTAAGCTTCTAGCTAGTGCAGAACGTGAGTTTAATACACCAAATGATATTGCAGACTCTAACTGACTTGAAACTTGACTAATATCAACACCTTGATAAACACTTAAGTCGTTCATAAAGCCACTAAATGCTTCAGCATATTTAATCATCTGACCACTATCTAAATTCATGTTACTTAATGAACCAAATAATCCTTTTAATGACTGTTCAGTCTTAGTTATATCAATACCCTTTAACTGACCAAGTGCCTCATAATATGTATTTAATTGTTCTGATGCCTCATTACCTAAGTAATTATTCATTACAAATAGTGCATCATTTACTTCCATACCTTTTTCTGATAGTTCACTTAATGCACTTATTATATTTTGAACATCATTTACTAAATCATTAAATGCATCACCTAGTTCTTTTACTCCATTTACTGCTAAGTCTCTTAAACCACCAATTGCATTTATTGATAATGATTTAGTTAAGTTTAATACTGCTTTTCCTACATTTATTATGTCTTGCTCTGCTTCTTTAACTGTCTTATTAAATGTATCCCACATAGTCTTTAATACTTTGAGTTCAACACCTAATATTGCAGCATATCCAGCCACTTTACCTGCTTCAGTACCAAATTTTTGTATCAGAGATGCAGTCTTACCAATTTTTCCACCTGACTGTGATAATTCAGTAAGTATATCATTAATATTTATACTGCTATCTTTACTTGACTCTTCTAATCTATTAAAAGCATCTGATAATCCATCTATGTTTTCCTGACCTTTATCTAAACTAAAGTTTATTTTATCAAAGTCAATTTCTTTACTTTTATTGCTACTAAATACTTTATCAAGTTCATCTTTTAATGATTTTGTTGCTTCTATATTTTTATTTGTCTCTTCTAATTCTATTTTTAGTTTATCAATTAGTTTATCTATGGCATTAGCATCTTCAGGTCTTGTATATTGCTTACTTTGTTCAAGTAGTCTAATATAATTACTTATATTATCAGATTGTTGCATCTGACCACCTAAAGTGCTATCACCTTTAAAATTATTGTAGCTGTTTCTAGTCTCTGTAATTTTTGTCATTAATTGTGTTATTATTTCTTTTAATTCCTGTGCCCTAGCTACTTCAGATGAAGTTATTATTTCAGTATTCTGAAATTGAGCTAAACTAGTCTGTAAACTAGTCATTTTACTATTAATTGTATCTAGGCCACTAAAATCCCCAGTACTAAGCTTAGTTACTTCACTTTGTAGTTCCTTATATTTTGTAATTATGTTTTCTAATAATCTTTCATAGTCTGCATAATTACCCTTAGACTCTGCTATATTTTCATTTACACTACTAGTTAGGTTATCTACATTTTTCTGTAGTGCTATAAATTTACTATAAATGTTATCAAGTGATTGAGTAGCGTTGCCATCAACATTTACTTTGATATTTACTCTTCCCTCAACTGTATTAGCCATTTACTTTTACCTCCATTATCTATTTTTTAGAGCAGCTAATTTTTCTAATGCACTCTTCTTATGAAGTGTACCATCTTTATTATATTGTATAGGTTCTTTCATAGGTTTTTTAGAAAACATACTAGCAGTTGTTATTGCCTGTGAATACTGGTCTCTTAGCTTTCTATTCTCGTCATTTAATATTCTTTCATAAACACCATCACTGTATATGTATAACATACTTGTACTCATATTATAAAACTCTGTTATTGTTATACAATCACCAACAGACTTTAATTGGTTGTAAAAGTCTGTTAATATAGTAGTAAAGTCTCTATTATCAGTATTCTCTGTAGGTTCATTTTCTGTTTTTTCTTTTCCAATTATTTCAATGCATAATTGTTTTACAATATCTGTCATGTCATATTCTTTTGACAGTTCTTCATATATACTTAATGCTTCTTCATCAGAGCACTTATTTCCAATTTTAATTGCATCTATTATTGCAAAAAAGTTATGATTTATTACAGATTGTAATAAATCAATATTATTATTTACTTTATATTCTATAATGTCTCTAATTATAAACTCTTTACAAATTTTCATTCTGTCCACCTATAAAAAAATGGTGTAGCCAGTCTAAACTAGCTACACCATTGATTATTACTCAGTAGTCTCTTTATTTTCTACTGTTTCAACAGTTTCTGTATCACTAGCTTCTGTATCACTAGCTTCTGTATCACTAGCTTTTTCTTCAGTAGCTATTAAATTACTAAATGATTCATCTATATTATTTACTATGTTTTCTAATCCATTTATTAACTCATTTATTTTTTTCTGTTGTTCTAACTGTTTTAATACAGTCTCTTCTATAACACTTACATCATTTATAAATCCCTTATAAGCAGGTATATCAAGTGCATAGTCTATACAAAGGTCTTGAAACAAACCTAAAATTCCTCTTTCCTCATTACCCTCCTGACTCATCCACCATTCATACTGATTTTTATATTCTTCTTCATTGTCTCCATACAACATTTTAAAGAAAGGAATACAATCATCAAAGTCAGGTATTGTTTTTCTACCTATGACACCAATTGTTAAATAAACACTTGCATTAGTGTTTTTCATGTCATCATTAGAACTAACGAGTTGCTTAATTACCTTGTTTACAGGTATTGGTAAAAATTTACTTGGAAATGTCTTTTTCATATGTTTGTCCTCCATACTTAAAACAAGGGGGACAACAAAAATATGTTGTCCCTCCAAACCTATTCAATTGTAACTACTTATGCTACAGGATATGTAGCAGTAATATTATCATCAGAAACTGACAAAGTATACTGAACTACACAGTTATCCTTGTTACTAAATGTTCCACCCCATGACTTAATATAGCCATAGCAACCATACTGTAGGTTATTCTGTTCATCAAAGAAGATTGCAACCACAAACTTCTTATTATCAAACTGTCCTTTTCTAGTTGCTAATGTTGTACTCTGAAGTGCCTCAGTAATCTGTAAGTCCTTGATTGTTGCTTTACCAGGTGTCTTAACAGTACTATCAAGGTGGAAGAAGTCATACTCCTTGTCCTCTCTGTCTGCACCAACCTCACCTACATCAGTTGCATAGGTTAAATAGTCTGTAGTTGTTAAAGTTACTGCCCCAGATGGCTTACTTTCAACTTCCTTTACAAACAACTTTGCAGCGCCTAACACTGCTTGAGGGTCTGGTGTTGGTAATACTACATTATTATCTGCCATAATTTTTTACCTCCGTATTAACTATTATTTACATTGTTATTATTGTTAATATAACAATAACTTATTGTTATATATAACTCAACCATTTGTTTACCATCAGAATTTTCTCCAAGATTCATTATTTTCTGATTGGTACAATTCTTAACTTTTATGCCACTTGATACTTTATCAGTGTATAAATTGTTTGACAATTGTTCTAAATACTGTCTAACCTTATCTAATTCTCCAGGTTTACAAACAACTGCTACTTGCACTGTTGTTTTATATCCTAATAGACCAAACTGTCCATACTCGTGGTCAGTTTTAATCTCAAAGATACCAACATCACCAGGATGGTCTTCTCTTAAAGTCTGTTGCCAGACTGCTTGAGACTTAACTTTATCAACAATGACTTGACCATCATTACCATAGCCAAAGCCAGTAGGTAATCTATTCTTTATATGCTCATACAATGAACTAGTTGTATCATTCATTCTTTCTTTCCTCCAATAAACTATAAAAGTCCATGTTCTCTCATTACTTCGTCTATTGCTATTGTTAAAAAATGAGCTCTTGTTGGATAGTCATGTTGCTTCCAAGTAAACTCATGAACATACCAAGCATAAGGACAATCAAAAAATATTCTACATGACCCATCGTCCATTTCTTCTATTCTACCTGTACTAGCTAAATAACCAGTGTCTTTAGGACAATAATAATAAGCTCTTATTAGTATCTCTTCTGCAAGCTCTCTGTTTACTACAGCACTTATACCTTTCATTAAAAAGTGTAAGTTGTTTTCTAATACTTGACCACTGTCAGTGTCAAACAAAACCATTCGAGCATAATCACTATTAGGAGTTCTATCTAAACTAGCCTCTGCTTTTTCTCCAATTATTGACCTGACTGCTGAGTTAACACCAGTTGATATTAACTTATTAATATTGTAATAGAATACATAAAAATTGTTGTCTGCATTTATATCTACATAAAATTCCTCAGCCATCTAATCACCTACTTAAGATATATCATATAACCAGTGTTGAGACCAAAAGCTTCAATTTTTTCACAACTTTCCACTTCCTGTCCATCAAATTTACTATGAGGTTGAATATATCTCTCTACTTTGTAAGCTCTGCTAGTCGTCACTGTCTCTCCATTACTACTATGAGTTATTTTATCTTTTCCAGCAGTTCTTAAAGCTTTTATTTGAGTCAACTCTGAGTAATTATCAGAGCCATCATCATTCTGTCCGTTGTATTCCATTAAACTATATTCTGTCCAATAATTACTAAACATTGTTTTTATCCCCACTAGAAATATATTAAAAAATTGCACTGTGTTTTGAATTTGTTCTATATTATATAATTTATATGTATAATTCTATGCACTACATAATATAACTAACTTGTTATTAATTATATTGTGTAGTACATAGACTCCATTACTGAAGCCTACATACCACCCTTGGAGGACAACCAAATGAAATTATGTAAAAGTGTATAAACACTATTTACCAAAATAATTTAGAATGTCTTTTATTTTCTCCCAAACAGGTTTAAAGAATTTATCAAAGCCTTGAATTGCTACTCCAGTTGCTATTAAACCACAAATAGCAGCAATTACTAAGTCATACCAAATCATTACATTGGTACTCTTATCTAACCAGATGAAGTAGACTAAGTAAATAAGTAATTCACTTATTACTAATACTGTCAAATTAATACTGTATTCACTTTTGTACTTAATAACATTCTTAAGTACTTCAGTTAATGCAGATGCAATAACACCTACTATGCAGGAAGCTATTGCTAATACAATAAATGTATTCATTAATCCATTCATGTTTTTGTTCCTCCGTTTATAATTGTTATAATGTTACAAGGTTTTCTGTAATTTGTAATTTAAACAATAGTCAACAACTACTATCATCATTACTAAATGTCATATCAGAAAACACTTCATTATCCAATTGCTTTTCTTGTAGTTCATTTAATTTTTCTTGCTTAGTCTCAAAATAACTCTTTGCAAAGAAAGGAACTACAGTTGCTATTATACTAGTCACAAGTGTTATACATAATGTTTCCAAATGTTCACAATGATTAAAATATATGTCTGCTACGAAAAATATTGAAAGCCAAAACATAACAAACAACTGCCACCTAGTCATCCAGACTTTACTATACTGTTTAGGAGTCTTAATCTTTTTATCAATGTTTATTTTAATCATTTTATAAACTCACCTCTTGCCCCACCTGACACCACTTTATCAACTAGTCCTAAAATGGTATACAATTATATACCAATTTTAAATTTTATAAATGCACCAGCTACTGCAACTATAATGCCAGATATGACAACCCATATCTTACTTATAACACCCTCAAGTCGCTTAATACGCTCTTCTTGACTAGTACTCTGGTCTTTCAAGGTATCTACCTTGTTATCCAACATGTTTACTGTATGTTCAATGTTTTCCACATTCGTTTTTATTGATGCTACCTGAGCTTTCAACTCTGATAGTGCATCATACAATCTGTCGTTATCCATTGTTTTTCCTCCACTTGTATTTTAATAAATTCCTGAAACATTAGGATGTGCATAACCTTGAAAATACTTGTTAAACACTTGACTTGATATGCTAGTATTACCAATAGACACGCTAGCTTTATCACTGTCCATAAATTCTATACTTGCACCAGAACCATCTTTAAAAGACTTAATACCATTAGCTTTTAGTTCATTAAAGTCAGCAGTGTCTCCACTTATTTCATTTAAACCAAGAACTATATATCCAATGACTATCTTATCAGGTACTTCTAAAGTTTCAGAATTGACTAATCGAGGAAATTGCAATGTCTGACTCTTATTTAATTTCTTTCCATTATAACCCATATAGTCTGTATCATATTGTTCAGTTGTACTAGTTAATAAAATTTCTTTATCACTATTATTCAACTCTGACCAAGACTTTCTTATTTTGTTAGTACTTAAAAAGTGACTGTTAATAAGTTCATCAGCTTCTGCTACAGTACAATATGAATTAACGCCTTTTACTAAAGCCATTGTTTTTCCTCCTAACAAATTTCCCTCCCCAAACAATGTTGAGGAGGGAAACAAAAATACTTATTAATTACCACCTTGTACAATGTCAGCACTAAATACTGTTTCACTACTCTGAGTAATTGTTGCATGTGAAGGAACAACATTGTTTGTTATAAATGTACTTGCAGGTATTCTTGTGTTGTTACTGTCATAGAATGTAACAATATAAAGACCAGTTGAAGATACATCAATATCATCAAATGTTACAGTTCCACCTGTTATAGATGTACTTGTCTTTGCTTCTCCAGAACCACCAGTAGGATATTCCATAACTGCATATGAGTCATAGCCAGTTATATCACCACTAAACTGAATTGCTACTGTACCTGTACCTGTCAATGCTTCTGCAGGTTGTAAGTCAAACCCAAAATCACCATCACCATTTACAAAGTACATTGCATGGTCTTCAGAAACATGAGTTGCTTTATACTTAATAGTAATAGTACCATTCATTTGAACATCTGTATAATCAAATCCTTCAGGATATGTTATATACTCATCAAACTCATATCCCTCATGTTCAGGAATTGTCAGGCCAGTTACCCAGTCTGTTAAATCAGTGCCAGCAGCTACACCAGTCTGTGTAGCCACTGTCTCTCCACTGATATCATCTCTTACATCAACTGTGTATGTTGTAGGTACTGGCCCTATTGAAAAGAGACGAGAGCTTTCGCACTTACAGGACGAACAACACCTGCACCATAAACTGCAATAGGTGTAAAGAACTCATACAAAGGAGCATCCTTATCAGTGAACCACTTCATTCCCTGATACTGGTCAATTCGTGTATTAAGACGTGGATGAGTAGCAAGTACTGTTCCACCATCAATTGCATTAGACTTGAAGATATCAAATCCAAGTAATCTACCAATGAAACCAACCTTTACAGCAGCTTCATCACTAACTGTCTTAGAAGTATTAAGAGCAGTTGCTACATCAGTAGAAGCAAGTAAAAGGTTTTCAAACTCTGGAGGACAAACAATACGTCTGTCTACAAGAGGTACATCAGCTTTATCAAGCTTAGTCTTAAGGTCACGTAATACTGCCATTGCCTGTGCATTAGTTGTAACCTGAAGAGGTTGAGCAGCAGTACCAAGTGTATTACCTGCAGTAACACCAGCTACTACTTTACCAATTACATAAGAGTCTTCCTCTTTAGCAAGTGCTTTAGTGCAGTTATCTGCACGAGCAGCTAACAAACCTTTAGATGACTGAAGTTTTTCAACGTCAGAAATCTTACCAGGAGCAACCTTAACCTGGTTAATATCAACTTTTACATTGTCATCATTAGCAGTGTCATAATCAATTGTTCCAGTTGCATCCTGAACAGTAGGAGCGCCTGCAACATTAACTACAACTGAAGAACCACCAACTAACTTAGCTTCGTCCTCATAGTCATTATTTGCTATGTACTTAGATACAAGCTCTGACTCCAAAGAACCCTCAACGAGGTCTGATAAAATTGTACGATATGAAATAGCCATAATTCTTTTCCTCCTATAAACTATTCTTAATTGAATTTAAAATTGAAGCTTTATTAGCTTCATATGCATCCTCAGACATACCAATTACGTCTTTCAAGTCATAATTTTTTGTACCTGTAGATGCATTCTTTACTATATTACTGTCCTTAGTGCCAACAACCTTAGTTGTTTCCTGCACCTTGTATGAATCACTTATTGACTTAAAAGCATTTTCATAACCAACCAAATTAAACTCATCATCAACAGTAATGCCTTCATCACTACCTAGCTTTGCTTTGATACCTGCTATAGCAAACTCATCTTTCACACCAAGTCCACCAACAAAATTATCAATTGCTCTATTCTTTATAATTCCTTTAAATTTATTAGTCTGCTCTGACATTAATTTTGCATTATTGTCAGTAGCTTCTTTTAGCTTGGTCTCAAGGTCTGTCTGACTTGTAGCTTTGTAATCATCAAATTCTTTACTCAATTTATTGTACTTGTCAGCATCTACATACTTACCAGTACTAATATCCTTGAACTTTGCTCCACTAACTTTGATGTTGTTGTTAATTGTGTTGATTGCAGCTTCATCTAAGCCTACAAATAATTCATTAAGTTCTGCCATTTGTTTTTCCTCCTATACTGTGATTAAACGACTTCTCTGTCAAAAGTACTACAATGTTTAAACGACCATTGCAACGTCATATATTTTAAAACAAAACACCTAAGTGTTTCATTTAAAAACTATACATAAATATTTTATATGTCATTTTACATGCTATCAATACATGTCCTTTAGTTTTCTCAATGAATACTAAACAAGTATCAATAGCATGTAATTCACCATGACTTGTTATTTTTTACAACTAGTTCTCATTAGATGTATCATCAGTTTTTTCTTCTGTCTTTACTTCTTTTATAAATGAAGAATTTTCAGAAGTTCTTGGTATACCATACCATTTTTCCCTGAATTCTTGTTTAGTCATTGTACCAATCTCTACTTCTTTTAAGTCTCTCTCACGAGATGCAGCCTTATCTTCAATAACAGAAGTATCAAAGTCAATACTTATATTGAAGTTTTCATTTAGTTTGTTTTCTCCCTCCAAACCCTTGAAGTAGTTAATATAGTGTACAATAGATTTTAATAAGTTTCTTAAGTAATCTTCTATTGCCATTTCATTTCTACAAATGTTTCTATAACATGCACTGTTCTCACTAATTACTTCAGTTGCAGTTTTGACTGTACCATTATCAAACTTATAATAGTTATTTCCTAAACCACAAGTGGAGGAAATTAAATTAAGTGAAGTCTGAATAGCTTTAGTAATAGGCTCCATTCTAATCTCAGGATTAAACTCTTGAAATGGTATACGTAATCCACCATCAGCAAGTGTCTGTCCATCTCCAACATAAAACATGTTTGGAAGCTCTGTAGACTTCATAATCTGATTACCATTCTCATCTACAGGTAATATACCCTTGTCTGCTGCTATTTTCTTTTCACTTAATGCCAACTCACTTTTAAATAGTGTAAATCCCATGTCTGCACTCTCCAATGCATCAATAGCATTTGCAAATATAGATGCACCATAAGGGGAAAACAAATCGTAGTTGTTTATGTTATTTAATTTAAGAATACTAAACATAGGTATTGTTGAACCAGTTTCTATAACGTCTACAACATTATCAGCATTAGGTATTATATTATATGTACCATTATTATCTATAAGAGTCTTGTTATATATTTTATAACCAGTATCAAATAAATAATGTATTGTTAAATATATCTTAT